CACCGGTGCACTCACTGTCTCCACCACCGCTGGCGGCACCATTCTTGCCATCACCGACGACGGCACGGCAGCTGCCCCCAACGAGTTCGAGGTGTACTACGCCGACTTCGCCGTCGTGGGCCAAGTCCGCGACTGGAGCTTCGAGATCAGCCGCGCTGAAATCGACGTCACCACCATCGGTCAAACCCCTGGCCAGTACGTCCCCTTCCGCAGCTACATCTCCGGCTTCGGCGATGGCAGCGGCACCGCAACGGTCTACATGACCAACGAGGACGCCGCCCTGTCCAACCGCATGATCGAGGACGTGCTGCAGCGCCAGCAAAACGGCGCCGCCTTCAAGCTCTACACCGACCGCGTGTTCAGCGGCGGCACCCTGAGCGAAACCCTCAGCCGCTCGATCAGTTTTGATGCCGTGCTGACCTCGGCCAGCCTGAACATCAACCCCGACGATGCCCAGTCTGTGACCGTCAACTTCCGCCCTGCTGGCACCCCCACCTTCGACTTCTCCAAGTCCTGATAATCTGCTGGAGCAGTAGGTTCAGCGACCCCGGCCTAACCGCCGGGGTTTTTTGTATCTAGTCCGCTACAGTAGTGCGAGACCAAACAGGATTACATGCCTGCTTCAATTCCAGTCCGCGCCATTGATCGCCTGCGCAAAGCAGCGAACCTGGAGCCGGTCAAAAAAGAAGTCGAACTGTCTGACGGCAGTACATTTGAAATGTGGGTGGCACCACTGACGATGGCTGAGCGTGAACGCGCCCAGAAGCAAGCCAAGTCCGACGACGCCAACGCTTTTGCACTCCAACTGCTGATCGCCAAAGCCCTCGACGAAAACGGCACAAAGCTGTTTAGCGCTGGAGAGGTGGACGTGCTCAAGAATGAGGTCAAAGACAAGGACCTCCAAGCCCTGATGCTGGCAATTTTGACCGACGACGCTGAGCCAATCGACCCAAAGAGCTGAGTGCCGAGCTTCGGAAAGACAACTGGCTGATGCTCCAATTCGGCGTCGCCAAAGAACTGGGGCTCAGCCTTACCGAAGTCCGCACCACCATGACCGCCGAGGAGTTACTCGGCTGGAGCGCCTACTTCAGCATCCTCAACGAGGACCAGCAGAAGGAAATCGAAAAGGCCAATCGCCGCCGCTAACCCGGCGGCTTTTTTGTCGCGTAAACTGAAGTACCAGAGTGTGACGCAAGCCGTGGCCGCTTACAGAGCTGATATTGAAATCGGCGTAGTAGGCGCAGCCAGACTCAAAGAGCTTCAAGACAGAATCACTAAGCTTTCTCGTGCAATAGACGATGCAAACGTAAAAACATTTATCGATAACAAAGCAGTACAAAGTCTCGGCGAGTATTCAGGAGCAGCAGGAAAAGCCGCAGCCAACTTACGTGAAACAGCTATCCAGTTAAATGCCGCAGGAAAAGCATCGGGAGATTACGCAAACGCGATAAGCCAGCTTGTTACAGCTGTAGAACAAGAAAATAGCGCATTAAAAATTCAAAATAATTTAATTAAAGAAGAAATAGAACTGCGTCGTAAAGCAAAACTAGCGGCATCAGGTATTAGAGAGACAACTCAGTATGCAGGACCTATAGGTCCAGGGCAAGCGTCTCCTGTAGGGTCTCTTGTAGGACAAAAGTCTCCGGTAGAAGAACGTATTCGTCGTACACTAGCTGCGCGAAAAGAAGAACTTAATTTACAAGAAGCGCTTCTTCGGTTAGAAGAAAAGTCTTCTGCAGAATTTAACAAACAACTTGAAGCCCGTAAAGCTCTAGCGCAGACAGCGGCTATCGAAGTTCGTTCACTTATTGCACGAGCTGCCGCTGGCCCGCAGGCCAGCCAGCTGTTGTTAGCGGCAGCTGCCCCCGGAGCCCCTGCTATGGGCGGTGGTGCGCGTCGTCGGATTACAGGACAGGTAGAACGCCTCGGTGGAGCGCGGACTGCAGATGAAGCTGCTGCAACTTTACGTCTAGCTCAAGCTACCGATGCATTGGTACAGAGTAGTAGCAAAATAGATCCGCAGTACAACAGATTCTTACCGGACACAGCCGCACTTAATGCTGTAGGGCGCGGTATTACGCGATTGACTACAAACCAAGAAGAGTTTAATCAAACTGTACAACGTGGTATTCGGTTTGAGGAAAAATACAACCAAGAACTAGAACGGCGCCAACGTCTAGGTATTGGTGGCCCTGTGTCTAATAGGATGCCTGGAACTACTAAAGTAACAAGAGGACCGTTCCCAGTTGAGGGTCCAATTCCGCTATCTGAGTTTGGACGCAGAGAGGTTATTCGATCCAGAGGTGCAGGTTTAGGTAACCGTGTCGGCGGAGCCATCAGCGGCTCTATTATCGGCGGCGCCTTTCCGCTTTTGTTTGGCCAAGGTGGTGGCGCTGCGGCAGGCGGTGCTATCGGTGGTCTTGTAGGAGGTCTCGCTGGTCCAGGCGGTAGTTTTGCTGGATCACTACTTGGCACACTATTGGGTGATATAGCCAGTCGAGGCCAAGCGGTAAAGCAGTTAGGTGAGGATTTAGGTTTTTCTGCTACTCAAGCCAGTACACTGGCCGATGCATTTAAGACCGCAAATACAGACGTAGAAAAATTTACAGCAGTTGTACAAAACATCCGTGGCGTAGGCCTGGAACTCGAAGAACAAGCAACAGCTGTTCAACTTGTTACTGCTCTTACTGAAAAGTATGGCGGCACTTTTGAAAAAGTAGGTAATGCGCTTACAACTGCGCTTGAGTCCGGCAAAGTAAGTCAAGCCGTACTAAACCAACTAACCAGTCAAGGAATTACCGTACAAGATGCGCTTGCCGCTAAGTACGACGTGAGCAGAGACAAAATTTTGGAGATGGCTAAAAAAGGTGAAATATCCGTACAAAGTTTGCTTGATACTCTAGTCGAGCTCGGTAACGCTTCTACGGAAGCAGCAGAAAAAACACAAACTCCATTTGAAAAAGCTTTATTAACAACAGGTCAGTTATTCCAAAGCTTCTGGAAGGATGTGCAAGCTATATTTGCAGGCGTAAGTTCCAACGGAGTAGAAGCCGGTACAGCACTACTAAACATTTTTAACAAGCTTTTACAAGAAGTTCTTTTCCCGCTCGGTAGATTTTTAGCCCGCATCGTAGCGCTTTTTGTAGATGTTGTATCTACGGGAGCTCGTGCTGCTGTAGAACTAATTAACGGTTTTAGGGGAGTATCCAGCGCCATCGGTGACGCCCTTATTGGAGTTGTAAATATGATTCCTGGTCTACGGACAATCGTAGGCTTGGCTCGCCAGCTCCTTAAAGGAGCAACCGGATCTAAGAGCAGCGACTGGAACGATATGCCATGGCCAGAAGGGATCCCTAAACCTGGATCTCCTGGCATGATCGGTAAAATAACCGCCCCAAGTCAAGCTTTACCTACTGGTACCAAAGGTTCTAAAGGTCCCAAGCCGCCTGAAGATAGAACGGCTAAGTTGCGCGAAGACTTAAACGCAATGCGGCTTATTTCAACAACAGAAGACGGTATAAGAGATGCACTGTTTCAAGGTAATAAGGCACTTGCTATTCAACTTGAGTATGATCAAAAAGTGTACGATATTAAACGTGACACAGCTAAAGCTCTTATAGACGCAAACTACGAATCGGAAAAAACAGTGCTTCGTGCTCAAGAAATAGTGCGCTTAAAAGATGCTGAACTTGTGCGTCAAGATCGGTTGCGTGATCTAATCAAGGAACAGGCCGAAGCGTTAAACGCGCAAGACCCGTTATCGTCTTTACAGCAAGAGATAAATCTTATACAGGCAAAACTTGAGGGTAAAGAACAGGAATATTTACGTCAAAAGCAGATAAACGAGCTTTTTGATCAAAAAGTACCCCTAGCAGACGCTATCTCGCAAGTAGATGCTTTGCGTGAATTGAATGTACAGCTTCAACAGCAACTAGCTACCCAACAGCTACTCAATCAAGTGGGTCAAGCGACCAGCAGTTTGTTTGAAAGCTTGATTACCAGTACAGATAGCTGGAGTAAGAGTTTGAGCAATGCCCTACGCTCCCTCGCAAGTCTGCTGCTGCAAGCGGGTCTGCAGGGACTGGCCGCAGATGCTCCCGGTACCCCTGGACGCGGTTTCTTCAGCTTTCTCACCGGGGGAATAGGTAAACGCGCTGAAGGCGGTCCAGTGTCCGCTGGTTCGCCTTACATCGTCGGCGAGCGCGGCCCCGAGCTGTTCGTACCAGGACGCTCTGGCGGTATCGTCCCCAACGAGAAACTGGGTGGTGACAACGTAAGCGTGGTCGTTAATGTGGATGCAAAGGGCACCAACGTGCAAGGTAACGATCAGCAAGGCAACCAGCTGGGACGCGCCATCTCTGCTGCGGTCCAGCAAGAGCTGATCAAACAGAAGCGACCCGGAGGCTTGCTCGCATAATGGCTACCTTCCCCAGTTACCAGCCCACCTACTCAGCAAACAAAAGGTCTGAACCGCGTATCCGCACAACGCAGTTTGGTGACGGCTACCAGCAGCGCGTGACCTTCGGACTGAACCAGAACCCAAAAGAGTGGGCGCTGAGCTTCAACGTTGCCGATGAGGACGCAGACATCATCGAAGCTTTCCTTGATGCCCGTGCTGCTGACGCCGCTAGCTTTGACTGGACACCACCTGATAGCAATACTTCCTATAAGTGGATCTGTCCTAGCTGGACACGCGAATTCTTCGACTTCCAGCGCAGCAGAATTGACGTGACATTCCGGCAGGTATTTGAACCATGACGGTTCCTGTCTCAGATCTTCAGGTAATAGCCCCCAGCGCGATCATCGAGCTGTTCATGCTGGAGCTGAATGAAAAGCAGCACGGC